TTCTGAACTCATAAAAAAAGGTGAAGTACCGAAAGATACTCCACCTTGATTCTTAGGTCAACCCTAAAAGCTATTAAACTCCGAGGTTGGTGTACTTCACTCCAGCAAGCTCTTCTTCCACCTGCATGTCAACACGAGCAGTCAACACGATGATGTATTCACGGGCTTGGATGTCCTTGTCCGATTCGATATGAATCTGGCGCTGAATACCGAAGATCAGGTTAAGCGGGTGAGTCAAAAGACCCGTCGCACCCGGCATAAGACCAACACCTTCTACTGGCGTACCAGCGGCGTAAACCGTTGATGTGCTTTGAAGCTGCGCATCACCCTGCGATGTCTCGCGGTTAGCAAGCGTGTCGCGGTACTCAATTTCCTGCTCAGTGCTCAGGAAGTGACGCATCTGTGCCCGATTACGTCGGTACTGCGTAGGCATAGTCTTGCTACCATTCTTCATGATAGTACGACTGATGTTAGCCCCACCAGCGTCAACGATGTTGCTTGTGAACCGCTGCAAGTAGCCATCGGTCAAAGCAAGGTACGGATCAGCAGAACCTGTATCACCAAGAATGGCTAGTTCCTCAAGGTCAAGCGCAGCACGCTCGGCAATCAGGTCCATAATTGTTGAAACGATTCCACCGCTTGATGCACCACCACCGTCTCGTGAAAGACCGATGTTGCCGCGCTCAAGGTTGTCCTCAATTACTTCGTAAGGCAGGCGAACTTCGGCCAAGACTTCCTTGGTGTTCAGTTCAATCTGCTCTGTTGTAACCTTTGAACGCTCACGGTTTGCTGTGTCGTCAAGGGTACGTGATAGACCAGCAGTGTAGCCAGCCTTTAGGATACGACTAGCGAACTGAATCTTGTTGATCTTTCGCGTAGGCGCGTTCATGACAACTCGGCGTGCCTGTGCCAGCAAAGTCGGCTGAATAAGCAGCTTGCGAATGAACGCGTTAGCCTGCTCAGGGTTCAACAAACCGCTGTTGGCTGTAAGGTCACCGATTGCCCAGTCTGCCTTTTGTAGCAGTGTTTGATTGGCACTCATAGTTATTCTACTCCAGTGTAGTTTTTATTCGTCAAAAACGCGGGTTAGGCCGCATCACCTTCGAGTCCGGGAAGCAAGCCTTTGAAAATATCAACAACTTCGCCACCGTCTTCAATTGCTGCGGGTGCAGCCCCTTTAACAACAGGTTGCTTACCGTTTAGGGTAGCCAGCGAGTTATCAAGATCATCAGCTACAGACATAACAACAGTTTCTTCTGCTGTCTCCTGCGCTGTGTCGGCAGTCTTAGCAACCGCCTCAATTCGTTCGTTCTGCTGCTCGACCATATCCTTCAGGTCAACAACAGACTTCGCCATCACGCCCATAGCCTCAAACAACTTCACTTCGGCAGGGCTGTACTCTTCAATGACAGGATCGGCTTCGGAAGCCTTCTCGACGTATCCACCGAAAATCTCTTCTTTAGTTTCGTCGTTCACGAACCAAAGCTGAACTTTCTCAACAACATTACCATCTTCAAGAGACTTGATTGCGCGCTCTTCCTTGCGCATCCCAGCAGGAACCCCACCCTCATCCAGCGAAACTGCGCCAGTGTCAGATGTGTTTTCTACGATTGGGTTGCCCGGAGAACCACCAGACTTAGGTGCGCCTTCGTCGCCGCTCTTCTCAACGGTAGTCTCAGTAGACTCGTCGTCTTCCTTCGCTACGACTTCTTCAATAGCTGCGTCAGTTGCTGCAATAGCTGCGTCTGCGGCAGGAGCATCATCAAGCAGACCGTCTAGGTCGCCTGCTGCTACTTCTTTCAATACTGGTGTTGCGCTCATGTTTGATTCCTCATCAAGAGTAATTTTATTGTCCGTAGTGGAAACGGTAGAGCCTTCAAACTCTTTGGTCAACTCTCGTTCCATCTTAAATACAGTTGTTGGCAACTCAGCCACCAAATTATTTAAGTGAGTAGAGAATGCTTTGATTTGTTTTGCTACGTCAGAGGAAGCAGCCTCAGGACTATCTGATTCATTCAACACGTTCCAAACTGTATCTGCAAGTGATTCCATAGCATTATGCATTCCCGGCCAGAACGAACCCGCAGCAACATTGTCGCTGAACGAGCTAGAAGCGGGGAATGGGTCGAAGAATTTTGATAGAGACGAAAGCTGAACAGCTACGTCTGTGTTGAGTGCAATTATAGGCAATTCCGCATCAGGATCGAATCCTTCCTGTTTCAGTACCAATACATCACCCATCATCTCCGCGTGTTCTTTCTCGACGCGAAAACCGTGTTCTTTGATCATCGGAATAACTCTACGAGCGACATCCTTGCGCACGAACAAAGCTGCGATTTGCTGCTCGTCGGGTACTTGACCGAAAATCTTGTTAATAGTGTTACGGACCCCACCTTTGGTGCTGGCGATTTCTTCCGTCTTGAGTATCTTGAATGGCTGGCGTATAGCACCGTGCTCTACGAGCGACAGTTTCTTAATGTCTCCATTGACAAGTGCATTTGCTTCAATTTCTACTTTCATGCTTGTAACGCCTCCACAAAACTAAATCGGTGTCGGTGATCCTCGAACTTATCTGTCACCGTGCCCTTCGTAATGGTGTGAGAGTGACCATCAACTGTGTTCGTCTCTCCACCTAAAAAACTACCTACTTCATCAAACCGTAGGGTGTACTTATGGATGTGGTCATCCATAGCATCCGTCTCCCCCTTCATGATGCCATCGTCAGGAACTTCGATGGTTATCATTGTGGCTATACGCTCTCCACCACCATACATACTAAACCCTCCAAGTTCCCCGGACTTGACCATCGGCCAAATTTCGTCTGGAACCCAGATTGCAGCAACCCACGCACCTTTTACAAAGTCTGGGTCACCCTCACGCGCAATAAAACTCTCGACCACCACAGAGCCGTTGTCGGCCATGTCGTGCTCAGTGTCTATACCGTACAGGAGTTGATTCTTCATGAACCGATGTGCCATCTTCTCAATCTCAACTTCAGTCATGAAGTCGCCCTGAGAATCGGGGATCATCGGGAGATAGACTTCCCCGTATGCCAACTGACGGTCATCGTCAGTCTTAATGATGGGAATCATGAAATTTGTAGATACAGCGTCCATCACCCAAACAATAGACCCTTCAAACTCAATGTGCTACCTAAAGCGATGCTCTCCACTAACCCATGCAACGAGTGAGTAGCGGGTGCCCTTAGTCACCGGACGCACACCATGCTTCAGGAAAGACGGGAATATCGTAACACTTCCAAGTTCACGAGAGGCCGTGAAGTCATTAAGGTCCAGAACCAAGTCCCCACCCTCATAAGAGTCAGGTTCAGATAGCTGGAGAGTCAAGCTGATTTTGCGGTTGCCTAAGACACCGGGACCGATGTCAAAGTGATCGTGATAGTACTCGCCTACCTCATACTTAGAGATTTGCACAGCATTGAACTGGTTGATCTCAAATTGGTAGAACTCATCGTTAGCTGCGGTCACGATAGCCAACAGCTTTTCAAATATCCAGAAGGTGCCCTCGTCGGGGCGCAGCATGTAATTACTATTGTTGCGGGTTCCCTCGTTGCGAGTGGGGGTGTCAGAGGTTGCTGTAGTCTCCGCAACTTGTGCTGGCTCCCAACCACTACCACTATACAACACCTGCGCTAAAATCTTCTCGCACTCATCAGAGGTGAATAGCCCCTCATGAGAGAGGGCTTCCGCTATGCTATTTTTCTTGACAACAATTGCGGGTGGCTTTTGATTGAGTACTGTTCCGTGTTGCAATCTCTTGCGGTTCACTTCTGCCATCTTGGTCACGTTACTCATCGTCATCTTCCTCTTCTTCTTCAGTAAAGAACACGGCACCAGCGCCTACCCCCAACACGGAATCCATGAAGAGTTCGTCCAGATCGTCAAAGTCACCAAACAATCTATTCTGCAACTCCTCTGGTGTCAAGTCCTCACTGCTGTGTAACAGTCGTCCCGCCGACACCCCGGAGGCTGTCAGCCCCAAACCAAGCCCCGCCCCACCAGAAGTAATCAGTGTGGCTATGCCGCGACAGTATGGGTGGTACGGAGGAAGTTCCATGCCGTTGCCGATCAATCCGGCCTGATCCAGCTTGCCAATACGTTTGACATTAGCTGCACTTTGAGACTGGAATGGTGCAATTGTTTTCAATGCATCGGGGTCAGTGGCCTGCATGATGGCGGTAGATTTAGCGACACCCGCATCGACAGGGAACCGCTTGCCATGCATGGTTGAGCAGATCGGACACGTAGCTGCGTCCATCACTTCAGAAACAACGTATTCAGTGATGCCGCTTGCTTGGGCTTGCATCATGAACCCTGCCGTGCTCATTCGACTGATCATCAGGGATGCAGCCGCTCGGCTGAACTGCGTCCCTTGTCGCCCCACTTTTGCTAGGTCCGGGGTCGCCTTGATGATCATATCCTTTTCAGCGTGAACACGCTCAAGGTCACCAAGGGTAATGTGAATTTGGAGACGAAGAGCCTCCTGAGCATTTCGAGTGAGCACTATGGCCCACTGTTCAACTGCGCGTCTCAGAAGTTCTTCGTCGGGGTCACCTGCGAACACCGCACTCTCTGGTTCAACGATCCGTGATGCACCAAGAAATAGAGCGGCCTCCGCAAGTGTTTTTGCTAATCGGGTGCTCTTACGAACAATTTGGCGGAAGTTTGTCTCGTCTGCTAGACGATGTGCTTCGTCCCACTTCCCCTGATTGACTAATGTGTTCAATTCCTTCTGCGTCACCCGCCACTGCTTCACCCAAAGTGCATTGAGTTTGTGATGGAGCGCCAGTTCCAAGTCGATGAAGGCTTCGTTCTCTATAGTCATGTAGTTTTCGCGCCGCCGCTAATTCGTGTTCGTAGGTGGGACCATCATACAACCCCCCACGCAACTCGTATGTCATGAAGAACGCATTGTCTATGTGTTTCTTGCAGCGGTCAAGAGCTTCGACAAGCTCTGACAGGGAATGGGCAACATCTCGGTTGTACAAACACGAGTGGCACAGAGTCGGGTCACCCGGCTTCACTGCGCAGGTAGAACACTCCATAAATTCAATGTTATTCACTTGGGTCTACTCCGTGGGTCAGGCCATAAAATAGTTTAGACCGCTCAGTACGTCTATGCAAGCGAGACTTTTTCTGCTCGTCAGGAACCCAGTCCCCAGTATCAGGAGAAAAGTTTCCCTTCTCTAAGTGAACGACAGTGCCAATGTCTGAAGCTTTCTTATGAATAATTGCATCTAGTGGGGCAAGGGCTTGGGCGAAAGTCAACTTCTTAGCTTGGATGGTAATGTCGGTGTCAATATCCATTAGCTTCCACACCCCCTCACCCAGTTTGTGGTATGAGCCAATCGTATAGTAGTCTTTTCCGTGGTCACCAGTCTCCCACTGTTCGTACCCTATATCTAACGAATAGAAATTCACTGCTGCTGTGCCAGTGCTAGCCGCTTGCGCAGGTTCCTTAAACTTTATATTTGGAGGAGCAA